TACTAAGGGGATAGCCGAAACTTATCCTTGTGTGGTAGCTCATACCGATACAGTTCATAAAATACATGCAGACTTTCAAGTGTATGAAAATAAAGATATAATCTTTGCTTTCAGTAATAATGAATATGGGCAGGTTGGTGTAGGTGGAGATGATAAGGTTGGAGTATGGATAGCTTTAGAAATGCTTTTGTGTCGTGATACTATTAAATGTGCTTTTTTCCATTCAGAAGAAGTTGGATGTGTAGGAAGTAGTCAGGCTGATATGGAATGGTTTAAAGATGTTGGATATGTATTTCAATCCGATAGGAGAGGTCATAAAGACTTTGTTAATAGTATTGGTGGAAAAGACTTGTTTGATAAGAAGTTCTCTAAAAAGATATCTAAAATCATTAAGCATTATGGATATAAAGAAACATCAGGAGCGATGACAGATGTTGAGCAATTAGTTGATAATGGACTAGATGTTTGTGTAGCTAATATGAGTAGTGGATATTATAGTCCCCATTCCGATAGTGAAGTTGTTGATTTTTATGCAGCTGAGAACTGTTTACTAATGATTGAATCTCTGATAGAAGAATTAGGATGTGAGAGATATACCAATAGTGAGTTTGGTAAATTCAGTTGGAACGACTATGGTACATATAACGGATATGGTGGATATGGTGGACATTACAGCAATTGGCATGATTATGATAAGTGGAATAAAGAATCAGAAGTTATCCAAGAAGGAGATGATGAAGTATGTTATTATTGTGGAGATAGTGTGTTCCCATCTAATTGGGGCAAAAACTATAGATGGTGTCATGGATGTAATTCAGAAGTGTATTATGGAAAGGGAGAAATTGATATAGACCCCAATCAAACTCAAATAGACTATGATGATATTGCAGACAACTATGATGGCAGTATGAAACATAAGCAGGCAGTCAACACTATATTAAATAAACATTATAAAACTAAAAATAAATAATTATGGCAAAGAGATTTACAGATACAGACAAATGGAAAAAAGGATGGTTCAAACAACTGAATCCTAAACAAAGATTATTCTGGCTATATGTCTTAGATGATTGTAGTGCTGCTGGTATATGGGATGTTGATTTAGAAGTTGCTGGAATCAGAATAGGAGAACCTATAAACTCTGATGAAGCTGTTGAGGTTCTTGGTAAAGATGTTGTGTGGTTTGATAGTAATGAAAAAATATTTATACCTAAATTCATTGACTTTCAGTATGGAGTATTGAATGAAAATTCTAGACCACACGCATCTGTTATTAAGATGTTAGACAAATATGATTTATACAGCTCAGGTAAAATTACAGGAGAAGTAGTTAATCCAATAGTACCAAAGTCTAGAGGATTTGTTAAACCTTCAGTTGAAGATATTAATACTTACTATTTAGAGAGAAATAATACTGATGAGTTTTATAAGGAAGGTCAGTTTGGAGAAGCTTTCTTTGATTTTTATGAAAGTAAGGGATGGATGGTAGGTAAAAATAAAATGAAAGATTGGAAGGCTGCCGTTAGAAATTGGGAGCGTAACAAAACTAAAATAGAAATGGTTAAGACAGGTAAAGTAGATAAACAAATAAGTAGTTGGCAAAGAGCTAGAGATATAGTAGAGAATAGTTAATGAAACATAAAAGTAAAATGACACAAATGGAATTAAATGCACTTACAGACAAGTCTCTGCAAGCTTATGTGGTAGGGAGTGAAGGACAAGAATATTATGTTCAGCCAGAAAACGGCAGATTCTTTGAAAGATATGAGATTAGATTGGTGGTTGGAGATAATATTAAAATAACCGTTGGAGCTAACAATATGTTGGTGTTAGAAGATAATGATAAGAAATTTACTGATAAATTAATAATAAGAAAAGACCAAATAAAATGATAAAAGACATAGAAATAAAAGAACTAGAATTAATGTGTGTTGACTTAATCAGTAAAACATTAGTTGAGTTAGGACAAATTAAAGATGAAAAACATATTGTGATACTTGCTAGGTCTCTAGCTTATGATGTTAAAGAAGATTTTAAGAACTTAACATTTGAGGATATAGTTCAAGCTTTTAGACAAGGAGTAAGAAATACAGATAGTTTTGTATTGAATGTTCAGAATTATTATAAATGGATAAAAGACCATAGACAATTAATATGGAACGAAGCAAGTAAAGAGCCTGAACGACAAGACAAGAGATTAGTATATAGAAGTAGGAAGGGAACAGGACTTAAGATTATGAATAAAGAAATTAAAAAATTAAAATAATGATTGAAAATTTATTTGAATGATGGAAATAAATAAAATATATAATGAGGACAATTTGGAAACAATGAAACGAATGGACAACAATTTTGTTGACTTAATTATTACGTCCCCACCTTATGAAGATGTCAGCGGCGCAGGGTATGGAGCACAAAGTAAAGATATATTGTTTCTAAAATTTTATTCCGATTATTTGGAAAAATTATTTTCAGAATATAAAAGAATATTAAAACCAACGGGACAAATATTTTTCAATATAAAAAGCAAAACATTCAACAAAACATTAAACACACCGCATTGGATAGAATTTATTCAAAGTTTCAAAAAATTAAAATTAAAAAGTTTTATCATTTGGAAATATGCAGGAAGTTTTGACAGCACGAAAAAGAGATTTCATTTAGATTATGAAATAATTTATCACCTAAGCAAAGGCGACGATATTTATTTGAATGACAAATGCGGAATTCATGACCCTTTGAGTTCTGTTTGGTATGTCCCACATAACATTTCAAAAAATGAAAGAATTCACCCAACACAAATGCCAAAAGCGCTAGTGGATAGGATTTTGAAAATTGCATCAAAAAAAGATTATTTAATATATGACAGCTTTATGGGCAGCGGAACAACCGCCATTTCTTGCATTGAAAACAACATCAATTATTTAGGCAGTGAATTGAATGTTGAAAATTACAACAACTCACTCAAACGAATAAAAAAACATATTAATCAAACAACACTTTTTTGAAGAATTAAAATAATGACCCCATTAAAAATAACACTTAAAGTAATACCAGACCATAAGAGATACACTATACTAAGTAGTGGAGATGATAAAGCTGCAATATATAAAAGATTTCTAACTATATTTTATATAAGAGTTTCTAGAGTTTATGAGGGTCATGAGATATGGGGAGAGGTAATAAATGAATACGATAAATTAACTAAATAAAAATAAAATGGAAATAACATTATCATTAATAACATTTGTGGTGGGGTTTATATCAGGAATGTATGTAGTAACTCAAATAGAAAAAGGAATAGATAAAAATATTACTAAAAACAAAAGAATGTGGAGAAAAAACGAAAAAAATGATTAGTTATATAGGAGGTAAAAGCCGAATGGCAGGATGGATATGTGAGTATATCCCTGATGATATAGAAACTTATGTAGAGGTTTTTGGTGGAGCATTTTGGGTATATATCAAGGGAGATATAGATTCTAAACCTCAACTTAAACAGATAGTTTATAATGACAAGAATAGATTTATGGCTAATCTATTTGAATGTATGAGAAGTCCTGAAGAATTTTCAAAGATGTTATCTTTAGTTGAATCTCAAAACGAAGGAACATTTAATGTGGCTCAGAACTCATTAAATATGGTTAAGGATTTTAATTATCCTTATGAATTAGGAGATAAAGAGATAGCTGGACAATACGCTTATTGTGCAACTCAAGTGTTCAGCGGCAGTAAGATACTAGAAAGTAAATTCATTGACTTAAAAGGTAAGTATGCTAGTAAATACGACGCATTAAGAAGGAGATTAAAGAAGGAAGATGTTATCAAAAAGTTAGAGGGCATAACTCAGGTTGAGAATTTAGATTATACAGACTTAATATTAAAATATGATAGTCCCACAACATTCTTTTATGTTGACCCTCCATATTGGAAAACAGAAGATTATTA